CGGAAGCTGCACCTTGATCGCAGCCGGATAAGCAGAAAAATTGACGATTATTTGCAAAACGCACACAAAGCACAGAAAGCACAGGTATAATGGAAGATAGGTAAGTGTAGAGCTTGCCGAGTATCCTCCCCGACATACAGAGCGCCTTGCAGTACAGGGCGTTTTGTTGCAAAAAGAGATTGACAATTAAGAACGCATGTTCTATAATTAAAATATCCTACAGATGATTTTCCCAGAAACTACATTTTGCTTGAAATATGGCGATAAATGTAATAGAATGGAAGAAAATGTCTGTGGGAGGACTTGGGGTATGAAGGACGAAGATAATAGAAGGTTGTTAGAATTGCTGACAAGAAAAAACGAAGCTAATGAGCGAGTTATGAGCAGCATAAGAGCATCTATTGCCATGCAGGCTCGAACAGTGGATTTTGTAAACCTTCAGAGTATGCAGGCTACGGCGGCTATTACGGCTGCATATGAAAAGACCATAAATAAATCCTTAGAGCTTGTATTTGAGAAAATGAAACAAATAACTGATATATCTCAAATACATCATGCCCACGCACCATTACTAATTTCATTGGCAAGTGACTCCATGCGAAGGGCGACAAGAATATCGGGTATTTCAGAATTATACAAAGCTGTTACAAGTTTTATGTTGGCTCAGATTGATACCAGTATGCTTGACGATATTGGCGAAGAATTTTCAGATTACGAGGAAGTGAGCCAAGAAGAACAAGAGATTGTTATTGAAATCGTCAGCGATATTTTTGCTAATGCCGATAATCCTAATTACAATATAAATGAAAGATTTAAAAACAGGGTAGAAAAATTTAAAAATAAACACTATATAGCATTTATTATTATTTCTGTAATATTAACTTCTTTTATTCTACCTCAGTTAAATAATAAGTTGACTGAAACGACTAAAAACATTGGAACGACTAAAAACATGACAAATATAGTCAGAGCAGATCCGAAGTTAACCTCAAATACTGTTGACGTTTTACCGCAAAATGCAAACATTATAATTTTAGAAGACGCGCCCTACTACTTTAAAATAGCATATCAAGTTGAAGAAGATAACAAAATGGTCGAAAAAGAGGGGTACTTATCGAAACGCGCAATAGTGTTTGAAAACATGGATAATTTAAAAGACCTTGCAGAAGTTGAATAAGTTTAGGGGGGATATAGTGGCATATATCATTACTATTATTTTTATAATATGCGCGGCAGTTGATATTGCACTGAGCGGCATACTGATTCACTGTTACAAAAGCTATACAGAGCGCCTTGAAGAGCAGAATCAGCAACTTGTGCAGTTATGGGAAAAGATAAATAAAAAGTATTAAAAGCCCCTGGGGTGCTCATACTTGGAACGTACTCCGGTGCACTTAGGATAAGGCCATCAGATTGCGTTCGGGTGGTCTTTTCTGTTTGACTCAAGCCGGTGGCTGTAGTATGCTTGATATAGGAGGAGGGTGCCCGATGGTGAAGAATAATGGCATTATGGGAAAGTTACTTTCGAGGGGCTCAATAAATCTATCAACCCCTTTTAAAAAAGCTGGAACGAAGTGGGAAATACATAAATTAGATCCGGATATAAATAATCCATCATGCCCGCATATGCACGCAATTGGCAAACCGTGGAAACTAGATTTATATACCGGAAAATATTATGATACCAGGAACGGTAAGTACATAGGAAAAATCAGACTGAAAGACCTGATTGAAATCTGGAAGGTAGAACCTATTTATAATATTATTACGGCAGAGCGAGAGCGCTATAATAAAATGCGAAAAATGTCGCCTCTTAGGCTTAAAGAATTGCCTCTGCCATTAGTCGAAAATCATAAATCTGCAAAGCGGTTTAATAACCACATGACCCGATCAATAGGTGTTAAAAATAAGAGTAATTCAATTATTGTTCAGGTTCCTCGGCGCAACCAAATGATTTCGCGTGCAAAAACCAAATAAATCTAAGAGACGTTTCGGCGTCTCTTTCGTTCTTGCAATTTTTATGTTAGGATATAGGAAAATGTTTGGAGGTAGCGAGTATGTGGGATTATAAGATGATGAACTTCGGGGAAAGGACTCAAGTGTACGAAATAGAAAATCATGTGTGTGACCTTGCAGAAGAGGGGTGGGAATTCGTTCAGATGGCACTCCAAACGAGTGCATACGGTACGTGTGGCTATATTGTGATACTCAAGCGAGAAATGGAATAAGTTGAATATTTTTATAAGGGGTTCCTGCTATGGCAGGTCTCCTTGTTTTTATTGTGAGGAGGTGTGTGGGGCTTGTCGCTGACAAAGGATCAGGCAAAAAAGAGATTAGACAGCCGAAGCCGTCTAATCTCTGCAAAGCTCGTCCAGCGTGACGCCGAGGGCATCCGCTAACTTGATGGCGGTGGATACGCGGCAGTCGTCCCGGTTTTCTACTTCTTGGATGGTGCGCCGGGATACACCGCTGATTTCTACCAGATCCGGGACGGATAGGCCTTTACTTTTTCGGATGCTTTTTAGATTCATGGTAATGCCTCCAAATCTTCGGAATGATGGCCGTTAGCAATAAGAGAGAGGAACAAATGACCAGGATACAGGAATACATATCCCATCCGAAGGAAAATACAATAAACAGGGTGACGAGAAAAAACAGCAGGTAAATGTTATCTTTTTTCATTTTACTTTTTTATGCCGGTGTGGTAAAATCAAGAAGAGGGAGGGGAGATTTCTCTCCCCCTCGGCTTACTCTAAGACCTCTATCAACTTGGCTATAGCCGTTATCAAAGCAGATAATGCTAGTATCGCTTGGATAATTAAGTTGAAGGGGTCTTTTCGCTTCCGAGTCTTCTTGTTCTTTCCCATTGGCATTTCCTCCTTTCTTTTTGATAATACAAGCATAGCACATATTGTTGTGCTAGTCAAGCAATTTTATGAATTATTTTTAGACGGGAGCATCCGGGTTGGCCGGGTGCTTTTGCATATGGGGGGCGCTGGATGGAAATCGATACTACAAGTAAAGAGACAAGAGCGGCGTTTTATAACTCCGGAGACTGGAGGACAAAGCGGCAGGAGATACTAGCGCGTGACCATTACGAGTGCCAGTGGTGCAAGGCAGAGGGACGCGTGACGGTTGCCGATATATCTACTCTTGAGGTTGACCACATCAAGGAGCTGGCCGAGTATCCGGAGCTTGCGCTGGATGATAATAATTTAAGAACACTCTGCAAGGATTGCCACAACAAGCGCCACAGACGAGCCAAATATAGAGCCAACAACCCAAAGCTAACAAAGTGGACGGACGAACGGTGGGACTGACACCCCCCGGGGTCAAACCTATCGGCATTTTATATTTTGGTGGGAACCGATGGATGGGGGCAACTCCGAGGATGGATGACCTTTTCGCGTGAAGGGGGGGAGGGTAGTGAAGTACAATTTAAAAAAGCTGGAAAAAGAATTGGCGGGCAGGATAGATAAGGACAGCCAGGTGCAAAGGGAAAAGGTTGCCCGCTACCTTAGCCTGGTTGCAACATTTTACGACTTGGAAAAGTACGTAGAAGAGAAGGGGCCTATCGTGACTACCCAAAACGGAAGCCAGCAATTTATTAAAGCCAATCCGGCGATACAGGAGAAGAATAAAATAAATATGCAGCTGCTTGCGATCGAAAAGAGCTTCGGCTTTGGGACAGGTGAAGATCCGCCGGATGGAAGTGATCTTGTTTGATCAGCAACAAATACATTGACGAATTTAAGAGGGCCATAAAAAACGGCACCTACATAGCAAACAAAGAACAGCTGCAACTAGTGGAGTATCTTGAAAAAGAAATCCTGACCAGGGACGATATTTATTTTGACACTGACATGACCGATAACTATATCAGGTTTGCGGAGAAGCAATTCTTCCCGCTGGCCCTGTATCAGAAGTTCATCTCGTCTTTTATTTTTCTGTACTGGAAAAGAAATAATAGGGTTGTTTTCAGAGAATTTCTAATCACTCTTGGGCGTGGTGGCGGTAAAAATGGATGGATGTCAACGCTGGGTTCTTTTTTCATCTCGGAACTGCACGGAATCAAGGGATACAACGTAACCATCACGGCAAACTCAGAGGATCAATCGAAGGTTTCATTCGATGAGTCCTGCACGACGATCCAGACAAAGAGATTAGAAAAACACTACGACGCAAAGAAGAAGACTATAACAGGGATCAAGACGAATTCAGTATTCAAATATCGTACCAACAACCCCAAAACGATGGACAGCGCAAGAGACGGCTGTCTGTTTTTTGATGAGATACACCAGTTCGAGGATGATAAAGCCGTGAAGGTACAGCGTTCAGGACTTGGAAAGGTAAAAAACCCCCGAACATTTTACTTCGGCACAAATGGGTATGTCCGCGAAGGATTTTATGACAAGCAACTGGAGCGGGCAGCTAAGATACTGGAGGGCAAGACTGATCGGATCGGATATTTCCCGTTTATCTGCAAACTGGATAATATCGGCGAAATGGAGGATCCCGTTTTCTGGGCAAAAGCGAATCCGATGTTTAACGAGAAAACGGAGTATGCCGAACAAGTTTTTTCGGAGGTCATGGAAGATTACCTGGACCTTGAAGAAAGCCCAAGCGGACGTCAGGAATTTGTCATTAAGAGAATGAATTTTACCGAAGGCGACGGTGAGCGGGATGTTGCACCCTGGGAACAGGTACTTGCAACGAACCGGCCGATTCCTGACCTGAGCGGCCGGAATTGCGTGGCGGGATTTGACTATGCAAGCATCCGTGATTTTGCCTCGGTGGGCCTGCTGTTTAAAGTAAACGGAAAAATCGTCTGGATGCAGCACTCTTTTGTGAGAAGAGGTTTTCTGGATGCTTTTAAACCAAAGGCACCGATCCGGGAATGGGCCGGACAAGAACTCGCAACAATAGTGGACGAACCGTCGATAGATCCAAGACATCTTGTAAAGTGGTTGGTGGACAAAAGAGAGACATACGAAATTGAACTTGTAGCCGCTGACAGTTTCCGGATGGATCTACTGAAACCGTTATTGGAAGACGAGGGCTTTGAGACTGAGTTTATCCGAAACCCCGCAGGCGTACAGGCGAAGATTGCCCCTATTATTGAAGATGGGTTTGCGCATGAACACTTTATTTTCGGCGACGATCCAATGATGCGTTGGTATACGAATAATACTTACGTCAAGGAGGATCCACGAGGAAACCGAACATACCTGAAGAAAGAACCAGTACGCAGAAAGACGGATGGATTCCACGCATTTATAGCAGCGCTGTACAAGAGGGATATGATTGATGAATTTGACATAGGAGAAGCACTAAATGCGCTGCAGAATATCGATTTTTAAGGAGGCGATAAAAGATTGGGAAAATTAAACTTGCTAGATTTACTCAGGCGAAACAAAGAGCTTGCAGAAATGGCAATCAGCTACGACATCGAAGAGATAGCCAATGACGCACAGGAACTGTACCTTAAGCGAATGGCTCTTGATACATGTGCAAATTTTATCGCACGCGCTGCCGGGCAATCGGTGTTTTTGACAGATGACCCGCGGTGGGATTACAAGCTCAATGTCCGGCCCAATAAAAACATGAGCGCCGCGCAGTTTTGGGAGAAGGTTGTATATCAAATGATTGTGCATAATGAAGCTCTCGTCGTTTTGAGCGACTCGGACGACTTGCTGATCGCAGACAGCTGGACGCGGAATGAGTATGCGCTGTATGAGGACTCCTTCCTGAATGTCTCCGTCAAGGATTTTACTTTTACGCGTACTTTTTCGATGGGGGACGTCCTTTATTTTCAGTACGGGAATCAGAAGATGGAATCCTTTACGCGCGGGCTATTTGCAGACTACAGTGAACTTTACAACCGCTTACTAGAGGCGGCCAAACGGAACAACCAGATCCGCGGTACAGTATCAATTGAGGGGAATGCGGACCCGAAGAATATAGGATTATTGCAAGGATATATTGACAAGCTGTTTACCGCATTTAACAGCAAGTCAATTGCCCTTGCTCCGTTGACAAAAGGATTTGAATACAAAGAGCACTCAAATACAACAGGAACATCAAACTTAAAAGTTGACGATGCGGCAAAGGTGCCGAACATCTTAACGGATTGGCTGGCAGATGTCCTGGGTATTCCCACCGCCCTGCTGCACGGGGGCCGTGCTGAACTTAAGGACAACATCCAGGCATTTAACAAGTATTGTCTTACGTTCCTGCTTAAGAAAATCGTTGACGAGTTAAATGCAAAGACCATTGACCAGCGGGCGTACACAGAGGGCCAAAGGGTTAAAGTGGTCGGCGCAAACCGCCCGGATATATTCGAGATAGCGGAAAGCATCGACAAACTGATATCCAGC